CCCCCTCTCCCAATTCGTCGAGGGCGACGTTGATCACATCGGCCGCCTCGACATATTCGATAACCGCCTGTTGCGAGGCGATTCCCAGTTTCCCGGCCTCTTGGGCAAGCTTGTTGAGCTGCTCGCGAGACGAGCGTGTATCCATCGTCTTGAACGATTCGTTCAGTCGCTCGACCTCTTCCGTCGTCATGCCGGTGAATTTGCGCACATTCGCCATTTCGCCTTCCATGTCCGCATAACTCTGTACAGCCCGCCTGCCGGTAATGGTCAAGCCGGATATCGCGGCCATGGACATCGTAAGGGCGCTTCCCCAGTCGTACATTTTTTTGGCGAACCGGGACCACAACGACTCATGTTCTTTCATCGAACCCTTTACAGAGTTCAATTCCCTTTGCACCGCTTTGATTTTTTCTATCTGGGCATTCCATGCGGCCGATCCCCGCTCGATATTGTCGAGCTGCTTCCGGAGGGTAGATAGCGTTTTAGAGAGCTCTCTCGGGGTAGCCCTGTCGAGACGGCGCATGACGCTCTCGGCTTGCTGAGCCGACGACGACATCTCCCTAATCTCCTTATTCGTCTTTTTCAGCTCCTTTTGGAGCTTGTTCATCTCGATTTTGTCTCCGGTATTCCGGGCACGGGCCAAAGCGTTTTCCAGATCCTCGGCTCTCTGCCGAAGAGCCTTCAAGCGATCCTCCGCGTTCTTGCCGTTCACCTCCAAGGTGATGGAGGCCGATGTTTCGTAATTGCTCATATCCGATTAATTTTTCACGAATATGGCCACTCCCGGCGAGAGGGAAAAAGACACAAAAAGAGCCTCGGGAAATCTTCCCGAAGCTCTGATAAGAATTCTATTTCTACAATAACGATTTACGAACGACGAGCTTTCCTTTTGAAAAAGCGAACGAGGCGACTGCAAAGAGCGGCTATCGCCGTGACCGAAAAAGCAGCTACCACGATCCAATATATGTACGACAATACAACGCTAGCCGCCGTGAATGCTCCAAGAGCTATAATTATCACGAACAAGAGCACAAATCCTAAGGCCTCGATTATAAACATATTTCCTCCTTTTCTTCGAAGATACGAAAAACTCCCGGCATTCGCAAGCCGGGAGCAAAAAATTATCGCGCGGTCTCGTCCTTCATCGGCCGGAACGTCTCGATATATTCTTCGAGCATCTCTTTGAAGGCGAACAACTGCGGCTCCCTGTCGAACCATACGAACGACCGGGGCAATCCGGAGGATTCGACCTCTATCTCTACCGACGGCGATTTCCCCGGTTCTTCGGCCGGACAGCGGGTGATCCGAACGACCAGGTCGTCGCGGGTGAACTCGATCGTATGGCTTTTCATCGCGCACCTCCTTTCTCCGTAAAACGGGAGGTTATGTCGGCAACGCCCCGATAGGCGTAAGCCGCCAGTGCGAGTGCCGGCAAGACCGGCAGAGGCTCGCCGGTCGACAGGGCGAGCAGCAAGACGAATAACGAAGCGACGAAACGGACGCTTCGCCACATTTCACGGCGGGTGAGCTTCACTTCGAGCTCCCGCTCGAAAAATCGAATGAGGGATTTCTCTAAGGCCGACGTTTTACGGCCTTCTTTTGCCTGCGATACAGGCAACACGACTGTTTTTTTCATTTTCTTACAGCAGTTTAAAATGAAACAATATGTTGAATGATGACAGGAAAGGGAACAAAAAAGTTCCGCTTTCCCGTTGCTGTACACCTTGACAAGGCCGTGGGTGCATTAACACTCCACACGGGGGTCGGAACTTATATAATATCAACCGATAGGCATAAAAAATGCCAACGGCAAAGTTGGCGAACGTCGTCGCCTTGTCAAAATGTACAGCATTGCAAAGATGGGGGTTCTTTTCGAGAAAAGCAAGAGATCGGGCGAAAAAAGAAACAACTCCTTCAGAGGCAAAATTCCCCATTATATGTTAGAAACATGACAATCTCTATCAATTAATTTTTCTATTAAGTTTTGCAAGGTACTTTCTTTTATTTTTGCTTTCAATTGACATTGCCATATAGTATATACTCTATACCCCATTTGTTCTAATTGTACTTGTACCTTTTTGTCTCGTTCTACATTAGAGGCTATTTTATTAGCCCAATAATCAGTATTTGAAGCAGGTAGAGCAGAGGCTTTACAATTTCTATGCCCATGCCAAAAACAGCCGTTAATAAAAATAACAGCTTTATATTTAGGCAATAGAATATCCGGCTTACCAGGAAAACGATTATCGTTTATACGAAATCTAAAACCATGTGCAAACAAATATTTTCTAACTAGAATCTCAGGTTTGGTATTTTTACTTGAGATTTTAGACATTATATCGGAACGTTTATCTTTAGAGAAAATATCTGACATAATTAATCTAATTTTTCCGCATCATCTAACCTTCTAAATAAATGAGATATTAAACTCAAAATATCCAGACAATCTTTTTCTGAGAATAAATCGGTCGTTTTTAACTCCTTTTTCTCTTCATGAGCTAACGGATTCCTAACACCGGCCATTAATCCCATAGACATAAACTTTTGTCCATCTTCAATATTTTCCTTAGTGCTTTCGGAAAAATCACTGCCATCTGTTCTCTTATACTTTGAGGTTACAGATAATTTAGCATTATTTTTTCCAAAAACAGCTCCCATTAAAGTCTGTCCGTCTATTTTTAATCCTGAGACCTTTTGTATTATTGTTTCATAGCGTTTAATCGCCTCTTCTACAGCCCTGTAGAAATCCGCATTTTTATAATCTTCATAGGATGCATCTTTAACTGTTGAATGCATATGTCTCCAATGATAATTGGCATATTCTGGTATAAGCGCATGAAGCATACCGACAACTTCAGTTTGTTTATCATCAGCTAATTCCGAATTTTCAACAACATTATTTACTATATTTTCTACTCCTGATTTAACATCAGAAGGCAGTTTTCCATACCAATCCTTTATGTCGATTTGTACCTTGCCGGAAATTCGCTTTTGCCGTTCTATTTTTCGTTTATTTCTCCAATCCCTTTCAATTGCAGATAACAATTGTTTCAAATTTGCCTGTAATTCTGATGTTACCGGCAAATCCCAACTTAACGATTGCCTATCGGTTGAAATAACATCTTCTTCTAATTCATCAATAAAATCAACATTAAGCCATCCTGTTAAATACGAATAACCATGACTGGATTCCCCAACCCCGAAAAATTCAGGAGCATTGACCAAACGTCCGTGAGCGAACAGCGTTATTCCCCTAAGTCCTGGTTTTAAAGGTTTTTCTGTCGCTAAAATACGCCCAATGACATTGTGATTTTCTAAATATTCATTTTTTACGTCTTCATTAGGAAAAACCCAAATAATCTGAGGTGATAAATTTTGATATTTTAATTCATTGTTTATCAACAACTCGCCTTCTTCGTTGTATGATATATACACTTTAAATGTATCATCGAAAAAATTAAATAATTTAGAAAGGCTTATTGCTAAGCCGTCTTTATCAAAATCGGATTTTCGTTTTAAATCATCTAATTCTATAATAGTTCCATTTTGCTTAGTATCGCATTTATATATTGAAAATTTAGGCTCATATTCTTGACTATTAGTACTCATCAGTTCTGGCCAACTCAAAGTAAATTTTACACACTGCCCATTTTGACAAGTAGTAATCCGAATAGTATCTCCTATTCCAAAGAAAGCAAGTTTTCCCAAACCTTTCCTTCCTGTTACTTTTCGTATACCATTAGGACTTAAACCATCATCATCAGTTCTGCGTTTACGCCCAATTCTTAAGAAATTATTATTGATTTCATCAAAGGACATTCCAACCCCATCATCAATAACAGCAATTCTTTTGTTCCCGTTATCATTATACAATTTAACGTGTACTGTGCGTGCTTCTGCATCATATGCATTTGCAATAAGTTCCGCTATTGCATTCGGTAGAACCGAATACATTTTGATTCCCAAATGTTCAATTGTATGTGGGTCAAAACTCATTTTAAGTTTCTGAGATTTCATAGATTATAGACTTATATATTTGATGATATAATAGATATTCCTAATCTTCTAGCATACTCACAAGGTACAGCATTACCTATCAATTTAGCCGTAGCAGCAATACTATTTGTTTTAAATACATAATCCTTAGGAAACGTTTGTAAAGTAGCTCCTTCTCTCAAAGATATAGCTCGATCTTCATCTGGATGCCCAAAACGACCGTTTGAAATGCTGAAAAATTTTGTTGTTATTGTTGGAGCTGGTTTATCCCACCACATCCGTCCAAATGTATCTTTGAAACTATCGTCTTTGCCAATAAAGCATGGCAATTGCAATTCCATATCATTTGCCCAATCAAATCTACTGCCGCCGTTATGTTTTGTTTTTGATATTCTTTTTAAATTTACATCGCTTAGTCCAGCCGTAGTATGATTAAAATCTGACAAATCCTTATGTCCAGCAGGTATTTTTGGGAAACCATTCGCGCTTCCCAAAAAATCTCTTATAATTGAAACCTTACTATCTTCACATGGCATTGTTATACTTAATTCCGATATGCGAGATGCAATTAAAGAAAATCTTTTTCTGCTTTGTGGAACTCCATACTTACTCATATCGACTATTTTATATATAATATTTTCATAACCAAGTTTTTTTAACTTTTTCAAGAAATATGGCAATATGCTGTTTTTATTTGTCATTATACCAGGAACATTCTCAACAAGCACAAAGCCCGGTCTATAATATTCAATAAAGCGAGCAAAATTTTTCAACAAATCTTTAGACTTTACAGATTTTTCTTTATCTGTATTGATTATGCTATAATATTGACATGGACTGCAACCGACCAGAATAAGATTATCATCGTTAGATTTGACTGAAAAATTTTTTTCAAAGAAGTTACTACGTAATCTTTTAACGTCTGCTTGTATAAATGTACTTTTGGGATTATTATATTCATACGTTTCTTTTGCATCCGCATCAAAATCGACACCAGCAATTACATCTATACCAGCTTGACGTAATCCACAGGTCATACCGCCTCCACCACAAAAGAAATCAATAGCTCTAAATTGTTTTTTGGACATCATCATAATATCAAAGCTCGTTTAACTATTACTCCAAACATCATTTAGCGAAATAGAATCATAACCTCTATCATGTTTGAATTCATTGAAATCATCACAATTAGTTGCAGGAAATTCCAATAAAATTTCATCATACAAAGTTGAAAGGATTTTATCTCCTATTTCTTCGGCAAAAGCCCCTCTAAGTGCTTTATCATACCATAATACCAAATCGTTTTCTGTTATTACGCTTTGAATCTTAGACTTCCATCCTATTTGCGTCAGCAGCGAAACTATCAATTTTTCTTCGGAATCTTTACATACAATAACGATTCTATCAGATGATACTGATGAAACTATATTTTCTGCAAGTTCTTCAGTCAAAGACAAATGTTTTATTTGAATAGCCATACCAAAATTGGCCCACATATCCAATCCCCTATCAGCTGCATTAGTAACCCCGACACGATTTATTCGAGCATTAATTGTTATTTTTGAACATTCTTTTGACAAACCTATTACAAGCTCAGCAAAATCCGAGAATTCCTCCAATAATCTTTGTTTTGTAATATCAGCTTCAACCGTAACCTTAACTTTAAGGCTCTCAATAAGAGCAGAAAATAAGGCATATACCACTATTTCATATATCTTATCTATACTGCGTTTCAATCCCGGTTCGTTCCAAAAAAGATTGATAAATTCTACAACTTGAAAACTACTTTTATCGTGTGTATTGCAATAATTTAATCCGCTTGACATTTGTGAAAAACGTTGCTCAAAGCGGTCATAAATATATTTTTCTACAATCCCATTATTCTGTTTATTCTCAACACTTAATACTTCAAGAACCGAAGGGGGCACGGCATTTTCGTTAAATACATCATCTTGATATCTTGCCGACGATGTGGATGTTCTTCCTAAAAAACGTAAACATATTACATCGCGCCATCTTTTCGAAGCGTTTCTATAAGTATCCAGATCGGATAAATTAATATCTCCTTCAATTCTATCTCGATATAAAATTTCCGCAATTTGAATAGGCTTATATAAATGTACTCTACCTTTAGATATGATTTTATCTAACGCTTGCTTTGCTTCCAAAATAGTCATAATCTCCGAATAAATCAAGTTCTTTATTTTTTACAGCTGTTTTTTGCTCATTAAGTGCTTTAATCATCTCGCCAGCTATCGCTTGTATCACGGGTACTGAAACAGAATTCCCCGCAACTTTTCGCGCTTGTGAATATGGAATGTTTATAATGAAAGAATCGGGAAAGCCTTGAAGCCGTAGCATTTCTCGTGAAGTCAAGCGTCTTTCCCCATTTACAACTAAATAATTATAACTTCCGCCAGCTCTTAATGCACAAGAATATGGAAGCGGAGATATATTACCCCCGATATTTTCATGCCAGATAGACGGTTTAGGCGGTATTGTTTTTAACGCAGCAAAACGCTTTTGCTTCATTGCTTCCGACAAAAAATAGGAAGCTGGAATGTCCTCTTCTTTTTCCAAAATCTCGGATAAAGGCTTGAAATATCCCAAAGGCTCCGGGAATTTGAATTGTATGGAATTTTTAAATCCTACGATATAAATCCTCTCTCTCTTTTGCGGAACTCCAAAATCCAATGAATTAAACACTTTGTAATAAACTGTGTATCCCAATTTATTCAATCTATTCAAAATCACCGCAAAAGTATTTCCCTTATCATGAGTAGTAAGCCGTTTCACATTCTCCAATAAAAACGCATCTGGCTGTTTTGCTTCAAGTATAGCCTCAATGTTAAAAAATAATGTGCCTCTTGTATCGGCAAAGCCTAACCCTTTCCCTGCTATACTAAACGGCTGACAAGGAAATCCAGCCAACAGGATATCGTGCTCGGGAATATCTTTCGGTGCTATGTCATTAATATCCCCAAAAGGTTTCTCATGAAAATTTGCCTCATACATTATTTGGGCGTATTTATCCCACTCCGAAGAAAAAACATTTTTACATCCGTAAGCTTCAAACCCCAAACGAATACCTCCAATTCCCGCAAATAAATCTATAGTTCTATATACTTTGTCCATATTTTCCAATATTTTCATTTACCATATTGAGTACATCTTGTGCATTACTTTCCTCACTCACTATATCATAAACTTTATCTGCAAGCCATAGTTTTACAAGCTCATTTTTATCAGCATGCAATATTTGGGCAATTACTCCAACTTGCTCTCTTCTTGCTTTTCTTTCTCCTTTCTCTATTTTGCAATACGTAGCAGTATCAATATCTAAAACCGCTGCTAATTGTCTCTGCGGTATCCGACTTCGAATTCGAAGTTCTTTTATACGTTCTGAAAACATTTATTTACTCTTTATGTCTTGACACTATTTAGCAAATATAATATTTTAATTTGAGTAAAACGGCATTTTCAAAATTCTTTTTCAAATAAATCTCTTACTTTCTTTCTGACTTCTGAGGGAAAAATGCTGTAAATTATTTTAGGTTGCCAGAAATATTTTTGGATTCACGAAATACGATATAAATAACTGACAATCAAATATTAAATTCCTTTTTTCTCTGCAAAGATTTTCAAATCCCCACACTTTTTCCAGCCTTCAAAAACTTAATATCCTAAAAAATAAGCTCTTAGGGGTTCAAAAAGGAAATTTTTTTCCTTCTTTCAGTCGGAAGTGCCCCCTACTGCCCTGAAAAACAAAAGCAGATTCCGTATTTCGAAATAGCGGAATATGTACAAAAGCCCGGTATCGAGGCGTATCTATAAAAAAAATGCAGCCCGCTTTCACAAGCAGGCTGCATCGCTCATTCTAACTAAAAACAACTATCAGAACGCCCAAAGAGTATAGCTAACCGTCACCCCAACGAATGGCTGGAAACCTCGCGGGGTAAGGCCATAACCGGCTCCGACTCCGATATTCCACCTGCGGGGCTTCTCCCGAACGGTAATAATCTGCGTCCTCGGAAAGAGAAACAGACTGTCGAGTCTCGGACGATACCCCGACACATAAGCTCGGTAGGTACTGTCTTCATAGACTTTCTGCGTAATGGGAATAGCGACCGCAACGCTATCGCTCCGATGTACGGTGTCGACTGCATGGCTCCCGACACTATCATCGACAGCGGACGGAAGTCGCGCAATGACATATTTCACTACTACGCTATCCCGGGGAACCGAGACGAAGTAGGGAATCGTATCGACAAACGTCGCGGTGTCTTTCTCCCGATTTCCCTCGTGAGCGATACCGACGGGGCGTAACCAGCCCCAAAAAGCGACAACGAGAAGCATAACGACGAGAAGCCAGGGCAATGTTTTCATAACGAGTTCAGATAATCGATAATTCCTTTTACGTGCAAACGGACTATCGCCTGCTTGCCTGCATCGCTCAAAAGATAATCCACGTCCTCCCGATTATCTTGGAAAAGATTCTCTGTCAATACGGCCGGGCAATTCGTGTGTTTGCAGATGTAAAGGCTACTTACCCAATAATTGCGGCCGCCCGTCTCCCTGCGTACCGTCAGCCCGATGTTTCCGGCGGCTTCGGCTATGGACGTCGCGAGCCGCTCGCTGTCTTGCGATGCCGCCGGATCGACGAACACGCTCCACCCTCTGGACGAAAACCATGTCGAACCGTTACCGGCGGCATTGACATGTATCGATACGAGTATAGCCTGCTTGCCAGTTTCCGCATAAATCCGGTTCGCTCGTTCCACACGCTCCTTCAAAGGAACGTCTGTATCTTCGGGAACGAGCAAGGATACATCGATACCCTGTCGTTTCAAATCCTGCGCTATCCTGCGGGCCATCTCACGGGTGTAGGCATACTCCCTTAACCTTCCGTCCGGGCTTCTCTTTCCCGCTGTGTCCCGACCATGTCCGTTGTCTAGAATCACCTTCATTTTCTTTTAGATTTTATATAATGAACGGTCTTTCGAAAGACGATTACTCGTCTCTATTCTCCGGTTCGATCACATCGCCGCTCTTATTCTTGAACAGTTTGAAGATATTGATGCGTAACTTACTTCCCCGAGCTTCGAAGTAATTGTTGAAACACGAATTGATCTCGCAACCGTAAACCACCAACAGCACCAATACCGGGAGTATCGGCAATCCGAAAGGTTCGCCGAACACTTTCCCGAAACTCATGGCCACCAATATCCAGCAAATATAATCCACCAATTTGTTCACGCTCCGCCGAGTCGCCCGACTCGTCCGTATCTTCTCCCCTCGCTTCCGAGCTGCCTCGATGCCGAATTTCAAGTCCGCCACGATCAAGCACACGGCCGCGAGAATAAACCACTTCACCGGCTCCAACAGATCGGTAAACAGCGTCAGCGTAGCTGTAAATACTTCTTGCAATACGTTTCTCTCCTGCATATCAATTCGTCCGTCTCTCGTTAAATACTCGTTCCAATTCTCTCGCCTCCGTCTCGGGGAGTTCCTCCCAATCCGTCAGGTCGGTTCCGTCCGGAGCGGAAACCCGGTCGGTAACGGAAAGGGAGTCTTCTTTTCGGGACACCAACAGATATCCCTCTTTCGCTTTTTTCGTTTGCATGTATCTCTCTATTTGTTTTACCCTACGATTATCCAGTTTTTATCCGTGGCGATCTGCCGTTCTTCCTCCGTCAGTTCCTCCGCTCCGGGATTCCCTGTGATGTCGATTTGGCGAGTCGTCCCTCCCGAGAAGTCAGGCAGTAGCTCGAACAGTTCCACCAGTCCTTTTCGCTCGAATCGGCAATATTTGATATTGATATGATTCGCATCGCCTTTCAGGTCGAACGGGCTGTCCGGGTGAAACACCAGCCGGCTTATCGGCACACTGCGGCGGGTATCCGTGCCGGGAAAGCTGACTCTCCGCATCTTCGCATACGGGAAATTCACCTCTGTCTGGCATAACGAATAACAATATGAGAATATATCCCAGCAGTCCACATTCTCCACATTCTTGCCCAAGTCTCCCGGGAAGTTCTCCACTTCTTCCAACAGGGTACAGCTATTGGCGAATCGGATTATGTTTTTACAATTTGCCAGACTGTCGCCTGCGTAAAACTCTATACGCCGGATATTCGAATTCGAAATAAAATCGGTCATTTGAGTACATCTGTCGTACATTTTCGGCATGTGCAACACTTCCAAGAACTTCGTGTTGTTCGCTATGTTGTAGATACCGGCACGGTTCGGATTCGAATTGTAATTCGTACTACTCAACTCGCAAGTGCTGAAATCCAACACTTCCCGGTCGATTCTCGAATTACCCAGATACGAGACATTGGCAAAATACCGACAATGTTCAATCTGAAACGGGAAATCGAAATACGAAGCCGGGACAGGGCTTCCGATCAGATATTCCACTCTCGCCTTCTCGTTGTACCTCACCTTTTTGACCGAGTAAATCAAGCCGAAACTTACCGGCTTCCACACTTCGTCGCCCTTCACCCGCACATATTCGAGTAGCGGATGGATATACTCCTCCGATACGGTTACTTGGAATTTCAAACCTTCCCCTATGCAAAGTGCGACGATCCCGTTTCGCCCGTCGATGTCCAATGTATTGTAGCTGTTGTTCCCGTATCGGGAAAATGTGAGTCCGCCATATATACCGGAACTTTTATCTTCCGCCGCGATATCCACTAACCAGAACTCCCGGCCCCGGCTGTCCGGACGACCTGTTCCCCGAACGAACTTGTGGTGCGAGGCTCTTGCATACCGGTTTAAAATATCTTCGCTCTCGCCGTCGCCCCAGTCCACTTTTCCCTCCACATAGGTTTGGGAAAAACAGATATCGTAATCTCCTTCGTCAAAGCTGTAACAGACGGCCCAGATATGTCCTGCCGGGCAAGATTCCAAATCCGGCCACAAAGGGTCGGGGTGATACGCCGGCATCCGCTCTATGCGCACCTCCACCGGCACGCTGACCGTCGCTTTAACCGTAACAGTGTCCGGCACGATTACTCGCTCTTGGACTACTGCACAATCGCATGTTCCCATAACATTATATAATTTTGATGTTTGTAGCTTCTTGTCTTCCGTACGGGCAATATCCTTTTTCGAAATCAGGATCCTCCCGACAGAAACGTCGCTCTACGGTGAGAATCCCCCGGCGGAATGTATTCGGCTCGAATATGCCTATCAGTTTACCGTCGCGAAAGACGCAATTAATGCGCTCATCGCCATTCTGCGATATTACACAAGACTGCCCGGCATCGTCCCGATAGATGAAGCGGAAAACCATATTTTCGGCATCTAGGGGATTACCTTGCGAATCTTCGAATACGATTTCGAATTTTATTCCTTCCCATGAATATTTTTCATGCATTCCTGTCATATTATGCTTTTTATGGTTATCTTTGTTTCGGCCCGGGGAGATATCCTTCGGCCGTCTATCGGAGAGATCTGATTTCCAGCCCGCGGGAGATATCCTCGGGCTTTTTTCATATCGCCTCTTTCGGGCGTGTTCCCTTTTCGAAAGCGAACGAATATACCAGTCCGCTCTTGGATCTATCGCTCGTCACATGGATAGAGAACCGGGCGATGTTCGATATCCTCTTCCGCCCGTCGAACACCGCCAAGCCGAACTGCCGAATAACCAGTTGTTCCCTACTGGCGACTTCCGTGTCCTCGTTGAACTCAAACTCCTTCTTGTAACGCCCGTAATGCACGATGACGCGAGGAAACGCATCGTCCACCACCTGTCCGCCTATTTCCCCTGCCGTATGAGAGATCGTGTTCGTTTCCCCCGGCCGATAAGCCCAGTCGTAATAGATAAACTTCGATTCTTCGGCGTTCGTCCGCCTCGGAAGCCGCCACCCGTTCATTCTCCGATAAGACCCCGGTTTTCCCCCGGCAGGTCGTTCCACCCGGTCTTTCGTCGATACCCGTCGCATGAGACGAATGTGAAAACCCTCCGTGTTCGTTCCCTCCGGGAAAAACTCCACCGGGTGGAGCACCAACAGGCCCGCCTCTATTTTCAGTTCGATATTTATCCACGGGGCGGCAGTATAAATTTGGGCAAGCGGAACTTTTCCTTTCGAATCGAGCGAAGCGATCCCGTCGGGAAGCCCTTTTTGAGAAAGAATCCCGCTCTCCTCTATACAACCGGCGAGCTGTTCCAAAATATAACCGAGACTGTCGGGGGTGATGCTGTTCGCTTCGGTTTCTGCGCGGAGAGCTTTGATTTTCGCTTTGATTTCGTCGATTTGAGCCATAGTATTTCTGTTTTTCCTCAAAAATATAGACGAATGATGAATCGTAAAAAGACAAAAAAAAACCCGCATCTCGAAGATACGGGGTCGGATATTCCATAACAAATTATCGTTCGGGCTTCATGAATCGCCAACGTCGTCTTTCATCGGCCGGAACGTCTCGATATATTCTTCGAGCATCTCTTTGAAGGCGAACAACTGCGGCTCTCTGTCGAACCATACGAACGACCGGGGCAATCCGGAGGATTCAACCTCTATCTCTACCGACGGTGATTTCCCCGGTTCTTCGGAAGGGTAGCGGGTGATCCGAACGACCAGGTCGTCGCGGGTGAACTCGATCGTATG